TGTAGATGACGACGAGATTATTTATCATGCCACAGCCGAGACAGCAGTTCAAGCATATCGTGACTACTATCACAGTAAGACGTTTGCGGCATGGAACAAGGGTCGAGATGCACCCGACTGGTGGAGGGGTATACAATGAAGGTTAAAACAAAGTTAGATACATGGAGAGAGTTACCTGCTATCAAAGAGTATAGTGAGAAACATGGTTCTTTTACCGTTCAAGATATTTATCAATATCTTTTATCCCGAAACAAAAGGTTGGGTAGTAGAAACTCTATTGCTAATAAGTTGAGAAGGTCTAGACACATAACTAGATTAGGGGTGGTAACACAAACCAATCATGGATTATCCACATCTACCCAAGCACAGCACACTTTGTATATCTATAAGGGGGTAGAAGAATGACACCTAGAAATTATACACCTAGTATTATACACATTACCTTTGATGGTGAAAATAGATTATGCCGAGGTAAGATACCCGTCACTACATGGGGGGAACATAGCATGAATAGTAGAGTGGCCGGAAACTTGCCAGTATGTGAGTTATGTAAGATAGTATATGAAAACGAGTTTGGGAGACAATACGTTAAAGGTAAAACTATTGCTAGAAGAAGAACAAGTTCAGCGAATGTTATTAGAACACTTAACTGGTATCATAATCAATGTCATACGAAACCGACCAATGGGAGAGGATGCTGAATATGCTAAATGATTCGTTTGTTAAAAGTAATAAACATCCGTCTGTTACGGACACAATACTTACTTCTGAGATAGAAGAAGATGTTTCACACGTTAGGCATTGTTTGAATGCTGCCACCAATCCGTATTACGGTGGTGGTGATGCCGACCTAGATTCACTAGCAGCATCTATTGATGGGTGGGATGAATCTTTTATTAACGGCATGATGTTAGGTGTGGCTATGGCTTTAGATACTGATAGGAAAGTGAGAGGATTGGGTAGGGACACGCAAACTCATATTGAATTATCTAAAGTATATCACGGATTAAAGCAAGTTATATTAGAAAGGAGAATCGGGGGCGGTTTAGATGTGGGAAGAAAATAATAAAGATGTACTTTGGACTGAAAAGTATAGACCGTCTTTTGATAACATAATCGGACAGAATGAGATAGTCGCTAAGTTTGAAGAAACTTTCGTCGGTAATCATATATTTTATAGTAAAGGTGCAGGTACAGGTAAGACATCTCTAGCCTATGCACTAGCCGAGAAGTACAATTCTCAATTATATATCTTTAACGCTAGTAGTAAAAGGACTAGAGGTATTGACTTCATCGAAGAAGAAATAATTCCTCTTTGTGGTAATGGTTATTACAACAAGATAATCTTACTAGATGAAGCAGACCAATTGACCCCTGCGGCTCAATCAGCCTTGAAAGGAGTTATGGAAGGCGCACACGCTAAGTTTATTTTAACCTGTAATGATTTGTCTAAAATCACAGCATGGATTCAGTCTAGGTGTACTGTTCATTATTTCCACGATATACCGAAGGAACTTGTGTATGCTAAATTACTTAACATAGCAGCACACGAAGGCACGAATAGGATAGGAAACACTAAGATACATCTTATTGCTACTGCACACGAAGGTGATATGCGGGCAGCCATAAACGCACTACAAGTTTATGCGAACATAGCAGATGACAAGGAGGCAGAACAATTCCTTTTGTCCTTAAAGGATGATGGGCTGAACTGCGAACCTATTTTGAAGTTATGTTTTGTCGAGAAGGATTACGAGGCTGCTTTGAAAATGATAGGTGAATCGGATAATCTTTTAGAAGTTAGAACAAAGGTAAAAGAAATATTTAATTATGCTGTCAATTCCTCCGCTAAACCAACTTCTAAGTTGAAGGTCATTGATGCGGCAGTCACAGCAGAAAGGGATTTACTGCTAGGTGTAGACCCAAGAATTACTCTCCATAATTTCGTGAGGTTGTGTATATGAGTACCTTTATTAGCCTAAAGAAATACGGAGAGTGTACCGACGAGGTGATTATATATGGATAACAGTATGATAGAAAATATAGCGAAAAAAGTAAATGTAAGTGCAGACATTATGAGGCAGAAGGCGCAAGCAATTCTAGCCGAACAAGGTGGTGCATGGAAGAATGCAGGTAAGTCAGATGATGACTGTAATGTATTAGCATTAAGAGTTGCAGCACGACAACTAACAACCGAACAAGCGGCATTGAGTCGTTCCGGTGCAGTAACATACGAAGGTATGTTTGTATCTGTCCCTAGAAGTAAAGAATGGGGTAAAATCTTATACAACAAAATGGCTAACCAACTGCGTGTTGCTAGTGAAGATGTTAGACAAAACTTTGTAGATAATGGAAGCGTTGTTTTATTCGAGGACAACCACGACGGTTCTTTTACCCGTCATTCTAAAGAAGAATACTTTGGTAATGAAACTGCGGAAGTAAGTGAACTTCCTAGACACACACAGAAACTAGATGAGAACACACACTTTTATGTTGTGTGGGATAAGAATAACAAGACTTTCCCATCCGGTGATACTAACTTCAAATATGGTCGTGCTAGACCTCAAGATGAGAGAGAAAGAACAATGCTATTCTTAGGTAGGCCAACAGGAGATAATTCAGACCTTAAAGTAATAACAGTAAAGGCTACACAAGCAGCAGCAGATGTTCAATACCCGACATTCGTACCTTGTACTTTCGCTATGCGACCTAATGCAAGTGGTACTGTTGCTTATGTGAAACCTAAAGTTTCTGTATTCAATGCTAGTCAATCTGTCGCATCTATCTTTGATGCCGCACCAGTAGAATACGATGGTAAATTAATTACGGGCGGTGTTGCACAAATGGTATTTGGTTTGGAAAATACTATTACTGGACTAGACCAACTAGGTTCTTACTACGATACTTTCAACGGTAAAGATGGTTGGTGGGATAGAAGTCTTATTGTTGTCGGTGAAGTAATTCACATTGACCCTAGGGACAATGGCGGATATGTACTAATGGTTTCCGATGTAGATATTATGTCATCAGCAGAAGGTGTTGAGATATACGTTCCCTCTGAACAAGATGATAAAGTTGACTTCGCTGTCGGTACTAAAGTTCTGATGGTCGGACAGGCATGGAGAACCAAAGAAGGGGATGATAGAATGTCCGTAAACGGTTGGTATGCCTTTGACACAATCGCACCAGTAAACGTAGAAGATGACGCAGGGTGGGATGAGTGAAGGCCACCGGAGAATATGTCTTGATAGAACTTGTATCTAAAGAGACATCTTCTTTTGTCGTTAAAGATAATTTCTCTATAGTGTCTGTAGGTGAGGGTGTTCCTCTTCCCTCCCTACAGCCTATGGGTTGCATTCTTTGTGACGATAGTAAGATAATGAAGGTCGGTAAGTATCTCTTTATACATTATAGTAATATTTTAGGAGTTGAAACAGATGAGTGAAATTAGACGTGGTAATGAGTTGAGAGATTCTTTGATAGAAGGAATTAATTTAGTGACTGATGTAGTTAGACCTACATTGGGTGCAGGTGCAAGCACAGTTCTCTTGGAGAGAGAGAATGACTTTCCGTTAGCATTGAACGATGGTGTGTCTATTGCTAAGTCAGTAAGTCATTCCGACCCATTTGTTAATATGGGGGTTAATCTAATACAGCAAGTTTCTAGTGAAGCACAGGCTAAGTCCGGTGACGGTACAACTACTGCTACTATCCTAGCACAGAAGATGTGTCAAGCGGCTATTACTTACTATGACTTCTTAGATAAGTTAAATCCTAGTATGTTAAAGATAGTAGATAATATGGAAGCATCCGTTGAATCCATGATAGAAGGTCTTACTACAATAGCAAGACCTTTAGCCACTAAAGAAGATTTGTTTAATGTGGCTTATGTAGCAGGTAACAATGATTCCGAGATAGGTGAAATACTTTCAAAGGCATTCGATGTGAGCAACAAGTTTTCTACGGTTACTTTACAACCTAGTAAGAATACTTCTACGACAATAGAAACTCAGAATGGTTTTGAGATACCTTCCGGTTACATATCACATTACTTTGCCCCCGAAGGCAAACTAGATATGAAGGATGCGTATGTTGTTTTAACGACAGAAGTAATTGATGATTTCTCTAATATGATACCTGCTCTCGAATTGGCTAAGGGTGACAATAAACCTATCTTATTCATTTGTAGGAATGTTAGTGGTAATGCGTTGCCTAATCTCTTAGTCAATGTGGCTAACAAGGCTATTGATGCTTGTATTGTTAAAGTACCTGCGTGGGGAGAAGAAGCGGAAGCATGGTTAGACGATATAGGATGTATAACAGGGGCTAAAGTATTCAAGCAGGGTGCGGGAGATACAATTACTGAACTTGTGAAAGAGGACTTGGGTGATACAGTTAATATAACGGTGAAAGAAACTTCTACTGTCATATCGCAGAATCTTGATACGGACACTAAAGTGAAAAGGTTCGTACAGGATAAGGATGAATATATCTTATCAATAGGTGAAGGTATCGAAGAATTAAATGATTGGGATGCTGAGAAATTAAACAATAGAATCGCTAGATTACAGGGTAAAGTATCTATCGTACACGTTGGTGGTAATAGTGAGTTGGAAATACGCGAACGTCTTGAGAGATTTGACGATGCTATCAATGCTACTAAGGCTGCCTTACAGTCCGGTGTGGTTTATGGTGGCGGTCTAGCATACTTACAAGTATTGTACTCGGATGCCGGATGGAAAAACTCTATTGATGATATAATACAAGAAGCCTGTTGGGAAATACCTATTGTTATTAGATACAATAGTGATAGACAAGTGATTGAACGTACAGAATTATATCATAATTTTATGAATGGTGATTGGTATGACGCTAAACTTAAGAAATTAGTGCCTGTACCTTACGAGTATAATATCTTAGACCCACTAGACGTAGTAATCTCTTCTTTGCGTAGTGCTATGAGTATCAGTAGATTAGTTTTGACAACGGAGGTCGCTGTAGCATTACCTACTGAGTAGGTTTATATGCTTAATGAAGTGAGGTATGTTTATGTCGGCTTGGGGAACTAATCAAACAAATGCAGTACAAACGAATGCACCGAAGGTAACTTACGGTGAGGAATACTTTAGGGAGAGGTTTAAGAATAACCTCGCTCAATCAGTAGATATTAGAATGGCTCTTGTAGCAAGAGAGAATTGTGGTAAAACGGGTCTTGCACTATCTATGCTTGATGACGAAATCAAAGCGGGTAAGAAAGTAGCAATCTTCGATGTGGATAATTCAGCGAAGTCAACGGTAGATTATATCTATCCTAACGCTGAAAATATTATGGTAATACCACTACATGACGAGACTGATGACTCTATCTTTAATGAGGACAACTCGGTCAACCATAAATCTCTTTTAGATAAAACATCATGGTTTGTTAATATCTTGGCTGATGAGATAGCAGCATCTCCCGATGATTGGGGCGGTGTTATCTTTGACGGTGGTTCTACATTCCTTAAATGGTGTGAACACGCTATGCGTACTTCATTACTAGATAGAGGTATTATAGAAACAGAAGATGGTACATTCAATCAGAAAGAATGGAGAGAGAGAAACAGACTTAATCGTGGTGTTTTGAATAGACTACATAGTTTACCTGTAAACAAGGTATTCTTTACTTTCCACTTGAAAGATATTAAAGAGTTCATGGATGATGGTACAGGTAAGAAAGTTATGATGTCTGTAGGTGAAGTACCGGAATGGGAGAAAGGTACTATGAGACTTTTCAGTCAGCAGATATTCTTAGCGAGATACATGAAGAAAGCAGATTTGGCTACTGGTGTTAAAGGTGACAAGAAACTTGCCGAGGGCGAGTGGGTTATCAAGGCAACCATAGAAGAAATGAAAGGTAAGAACATGGAACATCTAGGTTCTACACATACTATTCTAAGCGTTAAAGATAACAAAGTTACTTGGACTGGTTTACCTGTATTGAAGTGGTGAGTACATGAGTAACCGCATAACTAACAACTACTTCCTAGTAGATACTGGGGCGTTGGAGATTCTTCTTAAGAAAACACAACGGCCTCATTATATCGGTGGTAGTAAGTCTAATCAAGTTACGTCTTGTGTGTTGGTTTGTATTAGTGGTAGGATGCGAACTACTTCCATCGTTAAAGATGGTGTTACTTCTGTATCTCATTTTAGTATACCTTTGTTAGAGAACGGTGAATCTTACGTTAGTGATAAAACATACGACGGTAACATATATGTGTCAGACATTGATACTTTACTCGGTGTTCTAAAATATCATGGTGGGAAACTAAACATACATCAGAGTCCTTCTAGTAATAAAGTTCGCCTAGTAAGTAACAACAAGACAACTACTTTAGACGCTAACCCAAATGCCAAGGCGTTTGCCAACAGTAATGAGACTTTAGAAAGTTGGTTGAATAAATCATTGGGGTTGATGGGTAAAATAAATCAGACTTCTAATTTCAATGAGCCAGTAACCTATACGGCAGCCAATGAAAAGGTCTTTGAGCCTTGTGTAGATATGCACTTTGAGGCTATTGATTTGTACGAGGCACTTAGGACTGATAACATGAACGGTCAGAAACTAAACCGCTATACTGTTGAATTGCATGACAAGGGATTGTATTTTACTACTGGTGCTTACAATAAAGGCAAGAATCTTACACAGGTAAATGCTAGTGAACGTGGTAGTAGTCAGTACCTTCCCGACCCAGTAACATTTTCCGGTGGGTTAGAACAAACTCTAGCACATATAAACGGTACAGTCAGATTATCTATATTTGACTTTAGTATGTACGAACAAGGACATAGGCTATTACTCTCTTTCGGAGAAGGTACAGACGACTTTCTCTTACAGGCGAGTGTAACGAGGTGATTATATTGTATAAGAAAACACATGAAGTAAAATTGAATGAACAACAAGTGAACGAACTGATGAGTAAAATGGGATGGGTAGAAAGAGTGGATGGATTTGCCGCAGGGGAAATAGATACTCTTTTCAGCGTTAAAATAACCATACAGGAATGCCCGACTCAAGCACATTATAGAAACCGTGAATGGATGGTAGAAAATTACTGTAACCAATACCGTTCTTGTGCTGAGATAGGAGAGCAGTTTGGTGTGTCTGCGGTAGCGATACATCAATGGTTAGCCAAACATAGTATCACACCTAGAAGCAGGGGATTCAAGAAAGAATACCTAAAAGCAGGTAAAGTGTTTTTAGACCGACATGGTGAGAACCTTGATAGTAGATAAATTAAGGGGTAAAACAGTTAGTATTAGATACCGTGACCCAAAGACGAAAGAAAGGCAAAGTATTAGTCATAGTAACTATTACCCTTACTTTTTCGTTGCTGATGAATCAGCAGAATATATAGAAAGTGTAGGTAAGGAAACTGGTTACAAGGGTGTCTACGGTGAATCTCTTACTAAGATAGTTTGTAGTGACCCATACACTATGCGAGAGACTGCGTATAATCAAGGAGATTATACTTGGGAAGCAAATGTGTCCCATGCTAATCGTGTTATGGTAGATAGATTACAAGAACATGGCGCTATCCCTAATTATGAACACCGCACATGGTTCTTAGATTGTGAATGGTCGCCTTCCACTAGTAGAATGCGGGTTATAGTAGTTTACGACAACTATACCGATAAAGAGTTTGTATGGTTTGTAGAACCATCTCTAAAGGAAAAGACATCATTCAGTAAATACGGTGAGTTTGAATATGAAACGCCCGCATTAGGATTTCCCGATGAGAAGAGTATGTTAATACATTTTATTAGACACATGGATAAACATGACCCCGATATATTAACTGGTTGGTATGTTACTGGTGCAGATATTAAGACTATATTTGAGAGGTGTAGAGTTAATGGTATAGAACCTAGAGGTATGTCTCCGATGCGTTCTATACGATATGAGTTTGGTGATTGGGAACAGCCCATAGTTGGTAGAATGTGTATTGATTTAATGATTGCATTCAGTAAGATATGGGAATTGAAGAATGGTAAGTTACCTGCGTACAGTCTTAGTGAAGTATCTAAGGAAGTATTAGGTGAGGATAAAGTAGAGTTGCCCGACGGTCACGATACATATTATTCCGACCTTCCCCTATACATACATTATTGTAGACAAGACGTAAGACTACTGCCTAGATTAGACGCTACAGTAAATGCGTTGGGTTATTACACCGCATTACAACACCTAGTTCAATGCGAGATTCGTAGTACGCCACACATCACTCAAATGTTTTCTGTTTTAGCGTTGAAAGATACTGAGTTTAAGGGTAGGATTCCTACAAGGCCAAAGTTTGCTAAGAAGGATTACGAAGGTGCTAATGTTATGCAGCCTGTTGCGGGTGTGTATGACAACATAGGAATACTTGATGTTAAGGCCATGTATCATAGTAATGTAAGTAAGTATGGTATATCGTGGGACACGCTTGACCCTAACGGTTCTGATTGTGGAAACGGTAGTAAGTTTAACCTTGAAAGTAAAGGATTGTTATGTAGACAAATGGATAATATGACTAGTATGAGAAATGAATATAAGATGAGAATTATAATGTCTGATAGTGAAGATGAGAAGAATAAATGGGACACTATGCAGTTTGCTTGTAAGTCCCTAGTAGCATCTATGTACGGTGTAGCAGGTGACGCTAAGTACGGATTGTATCATCCCGAAGTAGCAGCAGCAATAACCTATACTAGTAGAAACACTTTACAAGAATTGAAGGATGAAGCGGATAAATTAGGGATGAAAACAATTTACGGTCACACGGATTCTATCTTTTGTGAAATCAAGACACCGGAACAGGGTGTTGAAGCATTGAAAATAATTAACAAGAATATGAAACCGATAGAAACTGAGTTCGAGAAATGGTGTCCTAAAATAATTATTGCTGCTAAGAATAGATACGCAGGTCTTGTATCTTGGACTGACGGTAAGTACCACGAACCTAAGTCATACTTCAAAGGCATCGAATTAAAACAGAGTCGTATGCCTCCTATAATGAAAGAAAGTATGACAGATGTTATACAAGGAATATTAAATGGTAAATCAGAATCCGATGTTACCCTTGAACTATCTAGTTTAATCTCTAAAGTAGTATCAAAGGATATTGACCCATTGGATATATGTATGAAGGGTAGGTTGAAACAAGACCTTAGTAAATACAAAGTCCTGTCGGGTTCATCAGCAGGTGCGGCTTGGGCTAACGAATACTTAGGTAAGAATTACCGTAAGGATTCTTACTTCTTATCTACTATAACTCCTAAAGGAAAGTATATAGCGTTTGACGAACCTAATGAAATAGAAGGTGTTAGTGAAATAGGCTACAAAGTATTGGCTGAGAGATTTATAGTGAATAAGGCTAAACCTTATTATGAATTAGCGGGTTGGTCGATGCAACCATTGATTAACTCACTAGAAGGTATAGCAGGGATAGAGTGGCTATAACATAGGTTTATATGCTTAATGAAGTAAGGTAATAATATGCGAAAAGGCGGCGGTAATATGAAGGATAATGAGATGAAGGAAATGGTAGAAAAGCACGAACAGGGTCTACAAGAAATTGGTGGATTCCTAACAAGTTTTAGTTCGACGGTTATGTCTGATTTGAATAAACTAAATATGTTAGTTTTAGCATTGATGAAGAAGGATAACTTAATTGAAGAATATGAATGTAAGTGTGGCTTTACTACTTTAATCCCTAAACTAGAACACGTTGAACTAGATACTACCTGTCCTCAATGCGGTGCTGAATATGACTTTGGTGATTCTAACCAAACTAAAGTACAGGATTGGGATAATGGCATAACACAGGAGGAAGAATAAATATTACAAAGTTGGCGAGGCTACATAAACAGGTGGTAGCCCAAAACCATAACCGATATGCACAGAAAGGGATAAAGAAACAGGTACGATAATAAAACCGTTGAAGGGTCGGAGAGAGATTAGATTGCAGCGCCCAAACCATTCTGATAAACAATAGAGCATTAATAAGTTGGATAAGCCAATAATATTTATTAAACATATAGGAGATGAAATAACATGGATAAGATATTAGTTACAGGGTCACTTCAAGTTTTGGAAGCAGCCATACAGATGTATGGTGCTGATAGAGTTTGGTGGCAAACGTCATCCGTAAATGAAAGAGTAGGAATTAGAGCAGGTATGTTAAGGGGCAATTTACTTGCATTAGAAAGTGAGATAGACGAATCAGAATATCTCGCTGTACTGTCTGAATTACCGGACTGGGAAGCCCCACAAGAGGGTGCTTCCGATGAAGAAGAGTAGTTCATCTTACAACCCTTCTGACGAAGGATATTTGAGGGTAAGTAAATCATCCTTAATCACATACATGAAATGTCCTAGACAGTTCTATTGGAACTACGTTAGTGGTGTACCTAGACCTCCACCTTCTGAGGAAATGATTAGAGGTACTGCTATACACTCTGTACTGGAAGCAGGGCTTTTACAAGGTGAAGAGGCTATGAATATTACCTCCCAAGAACTGAACGTAGAGTCCGACCCTGCGGTCATCAGAATGGCTGATTTGGTTCATCAAATAGCGGCTCATATGGAAGGTTTAGATTTGGTTGAGGCCGAGGCTAAACATGAAGTACATGAAAACTATCAAGGTTATGATGTAATATGGGTAGGTATGATTGACGGTGTTATTCGTAACCCCGATGACACACTTACTATTGTTGAATTGAAAACGGGTACTGCTAACATAGGTAAAATAAATCGCACCCGAAAGGAAATGGTTTACTACCTTCGACTGTTAGGTCTTATGGATTATGCAGAAGTAACTCATTTTTTATATATTCTTCCCGATTATGAGAAAGATGAAAACGCATGGGAATGTAAATTATTGGCAGAGGGGGAGAAGAGAAATAAAGTTGTCTTTGAAGGAAAGTACGGTGGCTACGCTCTTTTGGAACAAGTTTCTACTAGGTCAATTAAGGCATTCGACAAATCATTAAGTAACACTATTGAATCACTAGTAGCCCAACAATGGCCTATGAAATGGAACGACTATTTCTGCCCTATTTGGTGCGACTTTAATCTTAATTGTGAGGCTGAATTGACGGGATATACGGAGAGTACAATATGAGTTTTAGTAATGATGAATGTAATAATTGTGGTAATACAGATTGGATAAATATGGAAGAGATGGCTAGAGTAACAGGACAGGTAGGTGGGGTGTATGAAGTTATACAAGTTCTTACCTGTAGATGTGGACACCAACAAAAGGCGTGATAATATGACTATGTTATTATTTCCTAGAGAGATTGGCTTGAAGCGTAGACTTTGCCGTTCACAACAGGAATATGATAACTACATAAATAAAATCAACGGTAAAGCATCTTGTTATACCTCTCTTTATAATTTTGAGAGGTTAGACCCTGTTAGGTCATGGAAACCGGATTTAGAATCTGTCATAATAGATAGGGCATGGTGGGATTTTGATATGCTAGAAGGCGGTAGTTTGAATGATGTAAAGTTAGATGTTGTTAAGTTATTAAATAGATTAGAAGGTGATGTAAGATTAGTTTTTACAGGTAGGGGTTTTCATATACATCAGTTCTTTGAAAAGAAAGTGTTCGGTACTTCTATGGTTAAACACATTGATAGATACCAAAGAAAGATGAGTAAAGGACTAAACACATTAGATGGCGTAGGTCATCCTCAGAAACTAACTAGAGTGCCGGACACATACAATATAACTAGAGGTAAGTGGGCTGTTAATGTGGATAAGGAAGCATTCATGGCTGACCCATTGGGATATGTAATACCTATAAGACCCGACCCCACTCTAAGTAAGAATGACCCCTTCGTGGGCGATACACCTAACTCTTCCTTTAGTATAGTAAAATGGGTAGCGAATAATCCTATACAATTGACGGTGCATAATAATTTGGTTTTCGATGGCGAGATAGGAACTATGAAACAGATACCTATACCACCTTGTTTGGATAGTGCTACTAAAGTAGAGAATCCTAGACACGAAGTTAGACTGGCATTAGTACAACACCTTGCCGAAAACCTTAGATGGTTTGCACCAGTAGAAACTGTTTCACCTAGTGATAAGAAAGTAATGGTAGAATCAATAGTTGATTATCTTGAAACATTGAATTGGAGAGACTTTAATAGAAACACAAGTAAGTTTCACGTTGAAAGTATTATCAACTACGACAATGCACCTTCCTGTGCTTGGATTAAAGCAAGGGGTTTGTGTGTAGGCTCTTGTTGGAGAGATGACGGTAGTACATGAGTGAAATAGAGAAAAGTCAACTTGAGAGTTACAGTAGTAGAATGCTCAAACCACCTTTTTTATGTACTGTTTGTTTGAAACGACCTGCTTGTATCACCACAATTAATTGGAGAAGTTGTATAGAATGTTTTCGAGATAATGGAACGGCTTAAATACAATATCCCAATAGTATTTTTTGTGCTTCTAGTTGACGATAGGGAAAATGATAAAATAAAGGCTAAACTATTGATGCGTTTAGGTGATGCCGATTTGGGTAAAGACGGCAACATGAAAATTAGGAGATTACCTACTGGCGACTACGCTATGGGTACATGGGGTATAGAAGCAAAGGAAATCAATGACCTGTATAGAAGTATAATAGGTATGGGTAGAAACCGTACTATCTTAGACCAACTTCGTGATTTACAAGATGACTTTGAGAATCCTATCTTAGTTGTATATGGAACTAAATACAAACCGTATGTCGTAGGTAAAGGGACACCTAACTCTAAGTCTATGGCTATCGAACTGGCTAGAATGAAGAAGGTTAATCAGACATTCAAGATGCAATTCTACCAAAGGTTTCCTAAAATTAAATATATGGAACTGTTAAGTATGGATGACTTCTGTGATTGGTTAGTAACTAATCACACTCAGATGTCAATACAGGGTGCGGTAACAAGAGATAAATTACCCGCTAAAGAAAAAAAGATACACGATATGAAAAAGTTAGACAATAGAATCAAGGCTCTTTCTAGTATAGAAGGTGTATCAGTAGAAGCGGCTGCGAAACTACTTGATAAGTTTGGCTCTATACCTAAGATACTTAATTCTAAGACTACTCAGAAAAGTCTTATGGAAGTACAAGGTATAGGTAGAGGTCGTGCTAAAGATATTTTAGCCCTTAGAGATAAATACTCTAGTTAGTAAAAGTAGATGAACCGCTATCAGAAAAGAAGGATGCCTTTCTATAACTTACTCTAAGTTCGTTTAGATTGATTGACAAGTCATTTGCATTGTCGCTACCTTGACCTGCATTTCTTGAGATTGTTACTAATACAGTATTACCTACTGTAGAAACACCTCGTAATATACTTTTAGGAATTAAATCTACAGTAAACTCTGTATTAGTTCCTATGGATATAGTGTTTTCAATAACATCCCCTGTTTCTACACATTCTGCCCTTATCGCTAATGTTCCTGTTTTGGATGTCGAAGAAGATGTACTGTTCATAGTTACTTTACCGCTTATATTAATTTCATCACTCATAACATCTTCGGGCATAGTGATAAAGAAGGAAGTAGTAGTGTTAGGTTCTGCGGTATCTTCGGGATGACCTGCACCACCAAACGACATACCCTTGTTTGTTACCGTTAGAGAGCCGCTAGTGGGAGAGATTGTTGTAGATAGCCCTTCTATGCTTCGCATCGAAGAAGGCCGTACAGATGGCTTAGATTGCCCTAATATAGAAAAGTCGTTTTGGTGACTAAACTTACTATCTGATAAATTGGCTCTATCTTTCAATTCAGAATACAGTTGAGTGTTCAATTGATTTATACTTATAGTGCTGTCAAAGGTTTGACCTCCGCCGCCCTGTGCTTCTGTTGCTTGATTTCCTTGTTGAGTTCCACCACTAGGGTTACTAGCATTCAAATCAAGTTCTGAACCTAGAACACCAAGAATAGGGGAAAATGTTCCTCCCGTTACTGGACTGCTGTTTCCTTCGTCCCCGTTACCACCTGTTACTATTGGTGTAGGTCTTATAGAATCTACACCCGACATTAAATATGGTATTATACCCGCAGCAGAAAGTGACTCATCTCTTTCTAATCTCAGTTCTACTTCTTCCAAACCCTCTGCTGTAACTTTCCAGTCTACTTTTTGTATAGTCATTACTTCGTCTGTCAAACCAAGACCCTTATCAGTATATGTAACATATGTAGCAGGTACATAAACCACATCATCTGTAATTAGTAATCTAGGGGCATACCAAGCAGTTCTTGTGGAAGCATATCCTTGAAACTCATTATAATTTCTCATACCTAGTGGGAATATACTAGAACCGTTTCCTGTTACTATGGTTGCGTCGCCACTAAATCCATTAGCGTTTTTTAGAATATTTACAGAAGTAGTGTCGCCACATCTATGTCTCAACAACGCTCTACAATATTCCGCATTGAAACTAACAACTATTTTAGATGCTGAACTATTCCAATATGAAGTAGGCGCTGATATTTCATGGAATCCACTACCCTTCATATCAACATAGGTGAAATAAGTACTACTAGTAATACCTGCGTTTATAGATAAAGAAGGTGCGCGACCTTCTCCTTCTTGACTCAAACTATATGGGTAATCCAATAAATGTAATCTAAATATCGCATCGTCAATAGTAGTTCCACCCTGTATAGAAATTGCTACCCTCAAATGCTCTGAGGTAGTAGCACTTACTTTTGGCATATGTTTAGGTATATGAACTACTTGGACAGCATGGCTTAGACTATTAGCCCCGTACCAATAGTAGTTTATTGAATAAGGTATATCATTAGAAGCCGCAGCATTGTGATACATACTTCTACCACTACGATTATATATGTCATCGGGGGTAGTATTATCTATTGATTTTTGATTTATATTACCGTCTAAAGCATTTACCATACCGCCGAATAATACACCACCTGTACCTATCCTAGACCACGAATAAGCGTCTGCTTGGGATAAATCATTATGGCCCTGTATAACTCTCTGTGGGTCTGATATGTAACCGAACCTACCACCATCTAACATAACATCTGCTATTGGTGTTGAAACACCTGCTACTGTTTCGGTTGCTCTCATTGGCGAAGCCTTAATACTTAGTCTAGTATTTTTTTGAGAGTTGTATTCTTTCTGTGCTAAACTTAAAGCCTCTCTATTTGAGATTACAGTTGGGTGTTCTACTATTTTCCATCTAGTAGTGTCTGTTAAGTTTGGCTTTGGATAATCTACGAAAGATTTACCATTTTTATAGTAAACTCTTACGTTCTCTACCTTACCTGCTATGTTACCATCTAAGTCGCTCATGGATAAATTGTTCCTTGTAAATAAATAACCACTATTATACTTTGGCCTGTAATCTAATCTACCATCTCTACCTTGTAAGTAAGAGAAGGTTGTAGTTATATTATTGTCTACGCCTTGAGAACTATGTTTCTGAACTCCCGATATTATCTTTAACAAATCTTTACCTCTTGTATCGAAAGAGCCACCGTAAGAATCAATATTTACTGTACATCTTCTT